GTATTGCTTGCCATACAATCTCTATCCTATTGATACCCGGGCAAAGCCCGGGTATCCCAAAAGGGAAGGGGTCGTAGGGGAAACCGTAGGTTTCCCTACTCTATAGTTGATAAAACACATAGTATGCCAAGCACGTGGCAGCCACCGTAAAAAAAGCACCAGTCATCATAGTGCCGTCGTATTGTTGCCTCAACGTGTCGACGCTCGACCCGGGCACCTGGTATAGTTCATCCATTTGTTTCTTGATATAACTATCGGCGTCCTGAATGTCCTTGTATTTATTGATTATATCCGAAATGTTCCAATAAATCAAAACGATACCAGTCGAGCCGGCGTTTCCGCTATTGGGTTTTGCTGCTGCCCCGTATTGAGAAAATTTGTCAACTTCCACTCCATTGATTTTCAGACCTTTCAATTTGGAAGGTAAAAAAGGAGCGTTTGCTGGTTCGCCAGCAGCATCATACCCAGCCTGGCTAATCCGTGTAGCGTTATTATTTACTTTGATATTGATAGGTGCGTTTTTACGTATAGAATACTTTGTATAAATCAACGGTTGTCCCGGAGCTGAATTGGTTCCAGGCGAAATAACCAATACATTGGCAGAGGCTACATCGATATTGAATGTGATAGTCGTATCGGTCAAAAAAGCGATAACAAACATATTTCCAACCACTTGGGTGTATGGTTTTGTGGCAGTTGAAACACTATACAATGACATGAATATACTATTATAATAATACACTATATTCTATTTTTGTTTTTATTTTTTTGCTCGATGGTCGTCAACATAGACACGCTAAACACATACACGGTAATAATCATTCGTCATGGCAGTTTGACTTACACGTTTTATTTTACACACCTGACCAGGACGAACACACAACGCGAGCGCAACTGGGTCAAAACGGCCAATCTCGGGCAGTTGTAAGACGTTCTGGATATTGTACTTTTTCATAAATTCCTCTTTTTCTTCGGGAGTCAATACCGTCGTCGCGGGAACCAGTTTGTGGTTTAAAATGTTGTATTGGAGTCGTTTTATGTTATGAATAACCACAAAGATGCCGTCGTGATCATACAAATGGCGCACGGTTGCCTCAATCGATTCATTCGGTTCCACGTCGATAATAATAATCAACGTATCGGCTTTGGTCAGAACCGACTCGATGTTGTAGAGCTCATCTACGACCTCCTTCAACATATTTGGACGGATTTGGCGGGAGGTTATTCTCTCGGTCAAATAATACTTGATGAATGCCTTGGTTCCGAATTTCGGATTGGATAAAAGCATATCCAACTGATTCTTACTGGCCATCGCGTCGATTTCGTTTATACTAAATCCAATGTATTCGCCCGGTTCAAATCCCGCCGTTTCTAATATATTCAGTAGATTCAAACGGGAATTGTAAATATCTAAAATACGGTTATTGGATGAATTCGTGGACATGGTTGCTTTGTTGGTTGTTTATATACTATTATTAGTAGATTGTATGTTTATACCATTTCGTGGGTCCAATCAATTTTTTGCTCTATCCCATTTTCTTAATGATAAAGTTCTTCATCTTACTGAAAAATCCGCCGCCGTCGTGCGATTCTTCGTGAGGCGGCGCTCCTCCCAGATTCGGTTTAAACACAATCGGATTCGGTTCTTCTCCGCCCCCGCCCCCACTACTGCCCTTGGAAGGAGCTGACTCGGACACCGGATCGCTTCCTACATTTTCGGACCGGTCGTCGCCGTTTACAATCTTGATAACTGGATTAAACTGGATTCCTCCGTCGGCACGCGATGGCATTTGCAGCTGCTGAGGAGCATACATGGGCGGTGGTCCGTGTGGGGTTGGCAAGTATTCTCCGAAAAACGCTTGTTCGGACGGCACTTCACTCATCGGATACACCTCTTGTGGAGAAACGACCTGTATACTATCGGCGGTTGCGTGATGATTGCCTAAACTGTCCGTGCGAATCGTGAGGAATTGGTCGCCGTGTTTTGTAATATACCACGGGTGGTTTGGAGGCAACCCCATATCCGCTGAACCGGCATAATACACCGGTACATGTTTCCCTCCGCCCCGTTTGCTTGGGTCGTAGGCAGGAGATGAGGGAGCGTATGCCGGAGATGAGGGAGCGTATTCCGCATTGGGGTCATATGCTGGCGAACCCGGAGCGTATGCCGGAGATGAGGGAGCGTATTCCGCATTGGGGTCGTAGGCAGGAGATGAGGGAGCGTATGCCGGAGAATCAGTAGAGTATTCTGCATTGGGGTCGTAGGCAGGAGATGAGGGAGCATGTATGGCGTCAGGATGGGGCAAATCCGGCGACCTAATTTGGTATCGTTGTTGTGGAGGAGTTGAATCCGGCGACCTGATTTGGTATTGACCTTGTGCGTACGGCATTTCCGGCGTTCTGGGTTGAAACATACGTTCTGGAGGAAGAAAATCTGGCGTTTTGGGTCCGCGAATAGGAGATTCGGAAGTAGGACGTCTTCGAATTTCGGCATTATTGAGCCGGTTATCAATGATTTTCATAATAGAATCTGGGTTTGCATCGGGTATACGCGACACCGTTTCCATGTTTTTCGAGAAAGACATTTGTTCAATTTGTGAAATGTTATCGTCCGTTATGATACGAAGCTGTACATTGATGGTTTGGAGCTCTTGTATGAGCAATTTGAGAGTATAAGGTATTTCTACCACACTAAACTCTCGACCAAACCGGGTAATGTGGTCGACTGCCATGTTTTGGCCGTCGATGGAATTGGTGAATTGAATCGGGCCGTCCGCCATCGGACTCATAAACAAATTTTTGTCCGGATTATAGATGGCGTTCATTCCCGTCAAATTACACACTGCCAAGTAGCATTTGTCGCCACGATCGGTCATACTCTCGCGCAAGAAATTGGAAATTCCGTGTGAAATAAGCACGTCGCGTTCCATCTCGCCAATACGCAGACCACCATCGTTCGCACGACCACTGACCGGCTGGCGGGTGAGTGCGGTGCGCGGACCACGTGCGCGGAAATTGACCTTGTCTTTCACCATGTGTTTTAGACGCATGTAATAGTTTGGTCCAATGAAAATATGACTCTCGATTTGTTCCCCGGTCATTCCGTTATACAACAATTCATTGCCACTTGAATGGAACCCCACGTTGTTTAAAATCTCCCCAAACACGCCAATTTTCGACCCAGTGTTGTTCAGTGGAGTACAATCCGCAAACGAACCATACATCGCACATGCCTTGCCAGTAATACACTCGACCAATTGCCCGATAGTCATACGTGTCGGAATTGCGTGCGGGTTCACGATAATATCCGGTCGCAATCCGTCTTTCGTGAATGGCATGTCCGCCTCGGGAATCACCAACCCAACCGTTCCTTTCTGCCCCGAACGCGACGCGAATTTGTCGCCCAATGTCGGAATACGCACCTCGCGCACCCGGACTTTCGCAATACGTTCGCCTTCTTCGCCCTCCGTAATAAACGCCTTGTCGACGTATCCCAGCTGTCCCTTCTTGGGCGTTTTCGACGCATCTTGGACGCGTTCCGGACTTTTGGAAGCGAGACCAATGAGTACGGTTTTGTCGTCGACGCGAGTATTCTCTCGAATTAAACCATGTTCATCCAATTTGCTGTAATCGTACCCGGGTTTTAGTCCACGCACATCCGGCAACGATTCGATGTTGCCTAAATGTTTTTGGACAACGACATCTCCATTTCGAGAGTCTTCTTCGTGGGTTTCATAGGTGGTATAATACGTTGTCCGGAAAATGCCGCGTTGGAGAGAGCCTTCATTGAACAGGACAGCATCTTCCACATTGTATCCAGAATAACACATAATCGCCACAATCGCGTTTTCGCCGTATGGATTCTCTTCGTGGTCGACGTGTTCCATATACCGCGTTTTCACAAAGGGTACTTGGCCGCTCTGAAGCACCACCGCCGTCTTATCCATGCGCAACTGATGGTTGGTATGATACATCGAACACGCCTGGCGTGACTGACCACACGAAAACAAATCACGCGCCAACGGATTGTTTTCCGCGAAAATAATGTGATTGCCCGCAACACCGAACAAAAAGGACCCGTGGATTTCCATGTGGGTGTAGAGCGGATGTTTAATCGGATTGTTCTCCCAGTCTTCCCGGTTAAACGCAATCAGGGTGTTTTCCGTTTCACTGGGGTCGATGTATTCCACTACGGCTTTGTGTTTCAGGAATCGGTCCAGTCGTGCCGGGTTCGTTTCGGACTCGACTCCGGTATAAAGTTCCGACAAGGAATAAAACCGAGAGTTGTTGGGTTTGAATTGCGCCGACTCCCGTTTTGGGTTAAAACCACTAATCAATTCATTCCAGGTAAATTCGCCGTCCTCTATCCGTTTTGCAATCTCGGGGTCGGCATCAAACGACAATTTGCCGGAGTATTCGTCCTTGTAAAAAATAGGACGGTAGAGACGTCCAGCGTCGGTGTAAATATAAATGGCGTTTTGACTAATTTCGAACGTTGCGCTGGTATATATCGGAATCAGGGCGTTGCGGCGATAGAGCTTGATCTTTTCCATGGCTTCGATGGGATGCATCACACTCCCGGACCAATACCCATTGACAATGATTTTGGTCATACACGAGAGTAATAATGGACTACATTCTTCCAAGGGTTTCATTTCGATGTTTTCACGCAACCAATCGATAATCTGTTCTCTCGAATATCCGCGCGAAATATAGGTAGTTATGGCGAGCTGCTTGTGCGTTCCAATGTTTCCACCATCGGGAGTATCGACGGGATCAATGTATCCCCATTGCGAAGGATGGAGCAGACGCGGACTGACCAGCTTTACCCCGGCAGGAAGCGGCAGATTGGTTTTGCGCAAATGACTGATTACCGAATGAAACGAGAGTCGATTGAGATCCTGAACAATACCAATACGTTTGGTATGCGCTTCGGCGCCCCAGTTGCCCTTGAATGCTTTTCGGAACCCGTCGTCGACCGCTTTCAGTTTGAATACATCGCGGTAATTCTGCTGGATGAGACTGACCAAATCGTCGCTATACAATGCCATTTTGTAGTATAACCGACTCTCGAATTCATAGTGAATCTGTTTGAGTTGACGGGTATAATACTCTTGGAAAAGCGAATACAACAGCGGTCCCACCTGCTCAATCCGTTTGAATTTGAAATTGTCTCGGTCGGTTTCGGGTTCGGCGCCGGTCGATACCAAGAGTAGGCGAAACACCAAGTATCCAATATAATACGCTTTCTCCATGTAATTGGTTTCGCCCACATGTGGCAACAAATAATCGGACAATATCTCTTGTATATACGAATCATTCGAGTATTTCGTAAACCCTTTCAAATACTCAATCGCGTCCTTTTGCGTAATCACTCCTCCTGCGTCATATACCGACGACTCGAACAAATCCACCATCGATTCATATTTATTCATGTCCAACAAACACATCGAAATAATATCGTAATCCGACACCACACCCAACGCGCGAAACAGAATAAACAACGGAACCGGCTTTTGAACGTTGGGAACATTGACCACAATATTACGATTCTTGTATTTCGCACCGGGCGCCACGATATCGATGGAAAACTTCCGCACAGGCTTGGACGCATCCTCCGATACCGACCGGATTTGCGCCGAAAACGCGAATTTATCGCCGGGAGCAGTCTCGGTTTCTTCCTTGCCCTTTTTAATATACAACATATTGTCTGCGAATTTCTCCTGGGGAATGATGGTTTTCTCTTTGCCGCCAATAATAAAATACCCTCCGGGGTCGTTTTTACATTCGCCGAGCGAATGGCGGGTTTCGCGGGATAGGCCATTTAGGATACAAAACGACGACTGAACCATGATGGGGAACTTGCCCAGATAGATTTTCTCGAGAGTGATGGTGCGCGTTTGGGTATTGTTGGCAGCCGACAACGATTTCTCCGTTGCCTCGCGCAACAAGGCGGCAATATTGGGCGTCATTTTATACGGAACCTTCTTTTTGCCTTTGCGCTTTTCCGGGCCGGGTTTGGGCGCGCCTCCCAAAATCTCGTTCTCCTTTCTGTTTTTTTCGTCCCCCTCCTCTGGCGGAGGAAGTGTTTTAAAGTTGACCCGTTTTGCGGTGCGTTCCTTCTCGACTTCTTCTAAATATGCGTCTGCTTCGTCCCCTTCCAGCTCAACGCGTTCGCCGGAGGGCAGCATGTCGGGTCCGATGACATTCGGTGCTTCTCCGGCTTCGAGTATATCGATGAATTCGACGTCGATATCGTAATGGACGGTCATACCGTACGTCATGTTGCGCAGCCGGGCTTCGTTTGGATACATGTAATGCGCCTGACCTTTGTCGTAAATGACGGGTTTACCAAAATACAATTTGGTGCCGTCTTTGCCGCCCATATACATCAAACATTTATGACGATAGTCCTGGATGGATTCGTCATAATTGGAATAAATCGCGACGGGGTTTTTCTTTTGGAATATTTGGAAGATGCCGTTTTGGAAGAAGTCGTCGTAGGATTCAATATGATGGCTTACCAAATATTGCGGGTTCTCTTCGAAATGAGAATGAATTAGCTTCCATAACGTCTGGTCATCCATTCGAGTTATCGGAAAATATATACTATTCGCGGATTTTTATATATCATTTATGCGTCAAATGTTTGATGGCCAATAAAAAAGACCGTCGTGGTCCTTTTTATGGGGGTTTTATAAATAACATCCAGCCACATTTTTCGTTTCAACATACTGCTTGACTTTCTCGAACAACTTGTCTTCTTCGTCGATAGGGAGGTTTATCATAAGGTCGGTCGGCATCGGCTTATCCGTAAACTTTGCCCGAATTTCGATGTATTTGGCTTTCGTTATCTGTTATTTTAATGTTTAGACGTGGGAACTGATGCCCCGGGGCATCAGTTCCATCGTCTTGCCATATATGCTGGTCGTGTGGATTTTAATCCACACGACCAGACATTAAACACGTGTTCTACCCGAGTCTATACATCCGGCGCATCTGGTAATTCGTCGTATTGTTCTGTAGGCAACTCGTCATACTGAGGTTCGCGGAATCCCCGCGCAACCCAGCGAACAAACTCGCGTATTCTGTAAAAGATAAGTGTCAACATATTGGTTGATTTTGAATGGTGGTGGTCGGATGTGTTCCAACCAATTGTTTCAATTTTGTTCCTACGATAAAAGA